TCCCACCCCCTCTATTGAGACTAAGATGCTCAACAACTACTGCAAGGGTCTCAATGCTTGTGATGACAAGTTTATTGCTAACCTTGTTATGTGGGCAGATATGATCCGCAAGACCTTCAATGAGGGTGGTGTTGATGAGATCATTTCAACCCGTCGTCTTGTCCACATCATTCAGGCATATGCAATCTTTGGTGACCGTGCCAAGGCAATCAGTGTCTGCCTGAATCGTTTCGATGACGAAACCAAGCAATCTTTTTCCGAATTGTATGATAAGATTGATGGTGAAGTTTCTATGACGGATGTTGACAACCTCCTTGCTTCCTAACATTATGGCAAATAAGTACAATGAAACTGCAATTCTTGATGAGTTGCGCGAATACATTCTGAATACCTATCGTCAACACTACTCTTCTGGTGACGAAGGTATTCAGACCCTAGATCTTATCGCTGCAGTCGGTGACGGCGAAGCATTCTGTAGGAGTAACATCCTTAAGTATGCTTCTCGATACGATAAGAAAGGCACCGCTAGACGTGACATCATGAAGGTGCTACACTATGCAGTGCTGTTGATGTATTTCAACGACCAAAACGCCCAACGAGAAACCTACAATCAGTAATTATGTCCCAACCAATCCGACTTTCCAAAAAGACGATTAGTGTGCTCAAGAGTTTCTCTGAGATCAACCGCTCGATCTTCATTGAGAAGGAGCAGAAGACTCTGGCAACGATGTCTCTCAACAAGAATATCCTTGCATTTTCTTCTTGTGCTGAAGAGTTTCCTCAGGACCTCCCGATCTATGACCTGGGTCTCTTTGTTAAGACCTGTATGATGTTTGATCAACCTGAGATTCTCTTCACTGGTAGTAACAAGGTCATGATCATTGATCAGACTACCCGTGGCAAGGCAACCTATGTCCTGAGTGATCCTGAGATCATCAGTGGTCGCCCTCCCTCTCAGTATGACCCCAATCTGCCTGAGAAGGTTATCAACTTTGAGTTGAAGGGTCAGCACCTCAAGCAACTTCGTGATGCAGCACAAAACTTCAGTGTCACTGATTTCTGTGTTTACTCTTACGAAGGTAACGTGAGTGTCTGTGTCCGTGATAAGAAGACCGAGAGCAGTCACGTCTTCGCTGTCCCCATCGATAAGGTGATGTGGGAGAAAGAATACTGGAATGATGTCCCTCTGCATGAGCGTAACTTCTGTTACTGTCTGAAGATGGAAAACCTCAAGATTCTTGATGGGTCATACCATGTCTGCATCTCTGACAGTGGAGTCATCAACTTTGTCTCCCTGGTAGAGTCTTCCCTTAACTACTTCATTGCCCTCGAACCTAATAACGACTGATGCCTAAAAAACTGTTTCTCTGGGTTGAAAAGTTTCGTCCAAAAACAGTTGATGATTGCATCCTCTCAGACGTGACTAAAGCAGTATTCCAAGGATATGTGGAGCAGGGTGAGATTCCCAATCTCCTCCTCCCTGGGTCTGCTGGTATTGGCAAGACTACTATTGCCAAAGCATTATGTGAAGAGATTGGTTTGGACTACATCGTGGTGAATGGATCCGATGAGGGTCGTCACCTCGATACTGTCCGCACCAAGATTAAGTCGTTTGCTTCTTCTCAATCTCTGGTTGGTGGTAACCACAAAGTTATCATCATTGATGAGGCAGACAATACCACTCCAGATGTCCAACTCATTCTCCGAGCTGTCATCGAAGAGTTTCAAAACAATTGTCGCTTCATCTTCACCTGCAACTACCTCAACAAGATCATCGACCCTCTGAAGTCTCGATGCTCTGTGGTTGACCTGTCCGTCAAAGGTAAACAACGTCAACTTCTTGCCACTAAATTTCTCAACCGTGTCTGTAGCATTCTTGATGGAGAGAGTGTTGAGTATGACAAATCTGTCGTCGCTGAAGTCATTGGTAAATACTTTCCAGACTTCCGTCGCACTCTGAATGAGTTGCAAGCGTATGCTTCTACTGGTCAAATTGATGTGGGAATCCTCGGTAAAGAGGTCTCACAAAGCATG